TGGGCGATTAAGAAAGCGAAAGGAGGCTCGCCTAAAGTACATTGGTTGGCTGAACTACACGCCAGAGGTTTGGCAGACTGGATTGATGGAGGATCGATAACTTCCATTCATAGTATAGAATTTAGTATTTATCACCCATTAGGGTTTGCTGGTACAGCAGATTGTTTGCTCGATATTGACGGAAAGCTGACTATAACTGACTTTAAGACGACAGGCTCCATGAAAGATAAACCTGATAAGTATTTGGAAGATTATTTTTGCCAACTTGGTGCGTATAATATGGGATTAAAACACTTAACTGGCATTCAAGCGAAGCAAGCTGCGATAATTATTGCGAAAGAAGATGGGGCCATTCAAGAGAGA